AATGGGAGACGTCGTCGTCCTGACCACAGGGCCGCTGTACACTCTTGATGAGGTAAAGCAGCACCTCCGCGTTGATGTCCCAGACGACGACGCTCTCATTGAGTCATTCATGAGTGCGGCTGAGGCTGCGGTTCTTCAGTACTGCAATATCTCGCTCGTACCGATTGGCAAGGAGTCCACTTTCAAGGTTGCGGCTCTGATGTATGTTGCAGCCATGTATGAAAGTCGAATGGGGTCGGTCGGTCTGCCAAAGTCCAGTGCCATGCTCATCGATCCTTATCGGTGGTTGAGGGTTTGATTATGGAGGCTGGCGATCTTGATCGACGCATCACATTCCAGCGCTCTGAAGACAGCACAAATCAGTTCAATGAGCCAATCGAAATCTGGGGTGATATTTCTACTGTTTGGGCAAGGCGCCGGGATGCCAGCGACGGCGAAAAAGTTGCTGCCGGTCAGGCTGGCGCCACGCTGTTGAGCCGCTTCGTCATTCGGTCCAGCGTTTCCGCGCGCAACATAGCTCCGACCGATCGCATCAATCATGATGGCAAGATCTGGAATATCATCGGCATCAAACAGGCCGATGAAGGCCGGAACCGCTTCATCGAAATCACAGCAATCACGAGTCTGGATTAATGGCGAAACAGACAGTCACGATTGAAGGCCTTAAGGATCTTGATCGGGCTCTTTCCGCTCTGCCTCGCTCGGTTGGCAAAAAGGTTGCTCGCGATGTCTTGCGGGATGCGGCGGAACCAATGGCAAGGGCGGCAAGACAACTCGCGCCTCGCGATGAGTATCACCTTTATGATAGCATCGACGTCTCGACGCGGCTTAATTCTCGTCAACGCTCGCTGCATCGTGAGGAAGCGACTCCGACGTTTCAGGAAATGTTCGTCGGCACAAATAATCCCGCCGGCGTCCAGCAGGAGTTCGGCAACGAACGCCATTCGGCGCAGCCATTCATGCGACCGGCGTGGGATGCGGAGAAAACGCCGACGTTGAACCGCATCGCCAACTCTCTCTGGTTTCACATCGAGAAGGCGGCGCGCCGACTGGCCCGAAAGAAGTAGGGAATTCCCATGCAGGAACTATTGACGAGCCTGCTGGCGCCTGTCGCTGGCGGAAGGCGATATTGGCTGCGCGCTCCCCAGAAAGCTGCGCGGCCTTACGTCCTGCTTCAGGTGATCAGCGCGCCTCCGAATTATCATATGCGAGGCGCGTCCGGTTACGTTCCAATCCGCGTCCAGATCGACGTCTACGCAAATACCTATACCGAGGTGACTGCCATTTCACGGCAGATCAAGGGGATACTCTCCGGCCATTCCTCGGGTCCGATTCAGGCGGTCTTTATCGAAAGCGAAAGAGACCTTCCTGCCGCAGATGCGGGAGACGTCAACAATCTCTTTCGCAATTCCATCGACGTTACCATCCACTATGGAGAACCATCATGACCGACGCCCGCATTGGCTATGGGACAATTTATGAAATCTGGGACAAGAGCTTGGGCGTTCCGGCCTTTGTCGAGGTCGCCGAAGTCATCAACGTGACGCCCGGTGAGGCAACCGCTGATCGTGTCGACGCGACCCATATGCAGAGTCCGAACCGTCGTCGCGAATATATCTCTGGCCTTATCGACAACGGCGAAGCGTCCTTCGAAATCAACTGGGTTCCGGGCAGTGATACCGACGTGATGTTGCGCGAACTCTTCGAGTCCGGCGAGAACGTCAATCATCGCATCACGTTTCCCGGCGCTGCGCCGCGCGTCACTGTCACTTACGAGGCCAGCATCATCGGCTTTTCGAAGGCGATCCCAATCGATGACCGTATGACCGCAACCATCACGGTTGCTGTTTCCGGCGCTGAAACGTGGGGGACGGTTGCGTAATGGCAAACGACATCAAAGGCGAAGTTGGCTTCAAGGCCCTCGGCAAAGACTGGACGATGAAGCTCGGAAACGGCGCTGTTCGCCATGTCGAAAACGAGACCGGGAAAACGTTCCCGCAGATCGGCAAGGAGCTTTCCAACGAAGGCACGGCCTCGATCTCGCTCCTGACGCAAGTGTTCCACGCTTCGCTCGTCCGTCATCACCCTGATGCGACGATCGAGAACTGTGACGACATCATTGACGAGATCGGCCACGAGGAAGCGGGAACGCTGATCGGCAAGGCGTTTGAGCTGATGCAGCCGAAGGCACCGAAGGGCGGTGATGCCCGCCCCAAGACGGCGACGGCTGGGTAAACTGGCCGTCGCTGATAGAAGCATGGATTGAGGCGGGGCAACCGTACGATCTGTTTTGGGATTTGACGCTCTATGAGGTCAGCCTCGTCATAGCGGGCGTCACGAACGCCCGCAAACGGGAGCGAGACGAATACCTCTTCCTCGCCTGGCATACGGCTTATCTGACCGCCTATGCACCTGAAAAATCCAGCAAGTTCATAAAGCTTGAAAAGCTGCTCGGCGAGCCTCCAACCCCAACCGGGCGACACATGACGCCGGAGCAAATTGAAGCGGTCATGCGCTCGTGGCTTGGCTCTCGCCACCGACAGAACAGGTAAATCATGGCAAACGCTGTCATCGGCGCACTACGCGTCAACCTTGGTCTCAACACTGCTGAATTCGAGGACGGTGTTAAACGCGCCCAGGCTCAGTCCGGCAAGTTTGGCTCGGCAATCAAGACGGCGTTTGTTGCAGCCGCCGCAGCGGCGGCCGGAGCCTTGTCCGGTCTCGCTGTTGCTCTTGGGAGTACTCTCGGCGCAGTCGACGATATCGCAAAGCGCGCCCAGATTTCCAACACGACGTTTGAAGATTTCCAGCGGCTTGCTTTTGCTGCTCGCTCGGTCGGCATTGAGGGAGACAAGCTCGCTGATATCTTCAAGGATGTGAATGACCGGATTGGTGATTTCAACCAGACCGGCGGCGGTCCGATGAAGGACTTCTTCGAAAATATAGCGCCGAAAGTCGGTCTGACGGCGGACGCATTCAAGAACCTGTCCGGTCCGCAGGCACTCCAACTCTACTATGACAGCCTGAAAAAAGCAGGCGCCAGCCAGCAGCAGATGACCTTCTATCTGGAAGCGATGGCGTCTGACGCTACGGCACTCATCCCGCTTCTTGAAAAAGGTGGCGAAGGTTTCCGCAAGCTTGGCGAGGGTGCCTCAGTCATCTCCAAGGAAACCGGCGACAAGCTGCGCGGCTTCAATCAGGCAATGCGAAACGTTGGGCAGGCTATCAGTGATGTTGCCCTTGCTGCTATAGCGTCGTTGGCCCCCGCTCTTGTCGTCATCGGAAATGGCCTCAACGCCTTTTCGAACGCTATCCGTGGCTTGATCCAGTATTTACCAACTGTTGCGGAATATGCGGCAGTGGCCGGTGGCGCGTTGGCTCTGATGTTTGCTCCCGCAATTTTGTCGGCAGTCGGCAGCCTCATTATCGCGATCGGATCGGGCCTCGTTGGGGCTGTCCAGCTGTTGACGGCTGCAATCGTCGCCAATCCCATCGGCGCGCTCGCAATAGGTCTGTCAGCGGCTGTTGTCGCCGTCTATCATTTCCGTGATGAAATTCAGAAAGCGATGGGCACAGACGTTGTGCAGATCGCCAAGGATGCGGCCAACTTCGTCATCGGATCCTTTGTTGCCGCATTCGAGGACATCAAGTTCGTCTGGCAGGCTTTTCCGAACATCATCGGTGCTGCCGTCATCGGTGCTGCGAACCTTGTGATTAAAGTGGTCAATGAGATGGTTAACGGCGCGAAGATGTCCGTGAACGATCTCATTTCCGCGATTAACAATATTCCCGGCATCAACATCGGCGCGCTTGATACGGGCGCTAAGGCGGTCGACGAGATTGCCAATCCATTCTCCGAAGCGCTGTCTGGCGCAGTCGATCAACGCAATGCAGCGGTGAGCGCTGCGCTGAACCGTGACTACATCGGTCAGCTCGGTAAGGCTTTCGAGGGAGCGACGCCTGCTGCCGTCAATTTTGGTAACGCGGTCGGTGGAGTGAACAAGGAACTTGCCGCAGGTTCTGGGGGTGATGGGAAGTCGAAGGGCGGTAAATCCGAGGCGGACAAGTACTCGGAAATCATCGATAGAGCCAACCGGCGCATCGCCAGCCTCAAGGCGGAACAGCAAGCCCTTGGTTTGACCGAGGAGGCGGCGGCGGCGCTCGAATACGAAACTGACCTCCTCAACCAGGCACAGCAGCGCGGTATCCAGCTTTCTGCCTCTCAAAAAACAGAAATCTCTGGCCTCGCCCAGGCGATGGCCTCGATTGAGGTTGCGACTGAGAAAATGCGCGATGCGCTGGATTTTGCCAAGGATGCGACCAACGGCTTCCTGTCCGATTTCAGGCAGGGATTGGCTAATGGGGAGGGTGTCTGGAAGTCATTCGGGAATGCGGCGATGAACGTTCTCAACAAGATCATCGACAAGATCCAGACCCAGTTCGTGGATGCGTTGTTTTCCGCAAATAGCATCCTCGGCGGCGGTGGGGGCGGCAAAGGTGGGGGCGGGCTGTTCGGCGGTTTGTTTGCAGGTCTCGGAAAAATCTTCGGTTTCGCGCGAGGCGGCACGATTTTGCCCGGCGGCGCTGGCGGTATAGACAGCCAGCTTGTGATGTTTCGCAAATCGCCAAATGAGCGCGTCGATATCACCAAGCCCGGCCAAACTCTCGCTGCAAATTCTGGTGGCCTGACGAGAGTGGTGGTTGGCGTCGATCCGAAGAACGGCAGCATCCAGCCTTACGTAGATACCAGCATCCAGCAGGCCGCACCCGGCATACAGTCGGGCGCGGTAGGACAAGCGAACCGGATGGCGCCTGGTGCGGTTGCTGCATATCAGGCGACCAGAGGTGGAGGAGATTGGCGCAATGGCTGATATTCTGGTCTGGCCTCAGGACTTGCTGACGCCTCTGGCCTGTTACCCGAACATCGTGCCATTTACGCGCTCAGGTGGGCGCACGTTGGGCGGAATTGAAACAGCAACCCGAACAGATCTAGGGTTCTGGTCGATCGAGCTAACGGAGGTACCTGTCCATTCTGTCGCGCAAAGGCGGACATGGCTGGCGATGAGGAAGGCGCTCGGCGGGCGTCCTGGTCTTGTTGTTGTGCCGGCATGGTCTCAGGACGTTGCGCCGTTCGCTTCCGGCGCGTTTGAACCGCAGATTTTGTCGCTGCATGCGGACGCAACACCATTCTCGGATGGGAGTGAGTATGTGCAGGGAGCGATCTCGATTAAAAGCGTCGGCGTGACAGGCATCGGACAGACCGTTATTCGGCTCCGCGTCATTCACGGCGCCCTCGATCTGTCGGGTGTGCGGTTCTCTTACGGTCATGCTCTCTATGAAACCGGCCCGTTGATTGATCTGGACGGGGAGATTGCAACTGTTTCGATATGGCCAACCATACGTGCGACCATACCGGCTGATGCGGAGTTGGAATTTGATCGGCCTACATGTCTTTGCCATCTTGCATCCGACGACCAGATGGGTGCCGGGATCGATCCAATCCAGTTCGAGCGGCGATCAGTGCAGTTCGTGGAAGCGACGGACTACTGGTATCGCCTTGCGAAAGGCCTGATCTGATGGCTTCCTTGCGAATTCTTTGCGACATCATGCTGCCGAATGACACGGTGCGCCTCTGGGACGGGTCGGGCGGCTTGTATGTCGATGATGAAGGTGAGATCTATCGGGCCGCGCAGTTCACCGATGATGCACTGCAATCAATTGAAGCCGCCATCAACGGCGAGGCATTTACGCTGTCTCTTTCCCTGACAAATGTCAGCGCGTCGGCAGGCGATGCAATCTGGGACTATGACGAGACCAGCAGCATTTCAGGTTCGCCCTTCATCCTGAAGCTTCAGGAGATGGATGACACGGATCAGCCTGTAGGTGAGCCTGAGATTAAATTCACCGGCACCATCGACAATCTTGAGGTTGTCGACCAGGCAGGCGATGAATCGTCCACGTCCGTGGTGACGATCGAGGTCGTCAATGCATTCACCCTGCGGACCACTACCCACGGCGGCGTCCTTTCCGACGTCGATCAGAGAGCAAGATCCGCGCGGCTCAACCCCGGTGCGCCAGCAGATCGCATCTGCGAACGTATACCCGGCCTTCGCGACAAGACAATCAGATGGCCAAACTGGTGAAGGCTGATCAGCTGGCGGCCTTCCTCGCATCCAACGAGCGTGAACCGTGGACGCCCGGTGGCAAGGTCGATTGCTGTCTTGTTCTCGCCGAATGGGCGATCTGGTTGGGCTATCCCGACCCTGCGGCGCACCTACGTGGTGCATACCAGCCAGGGCAGGGCCAAATCGACATTCTTGCTGCGCGAGGCGGGGCAATCGAACTTGTGAGAGCCTGCGCCGAGACGCTCAGACTTTCCAGCATATACACACCGCAAGTCGGCGATATCGGCGTTGTCGGTAGCGCTCACAACATCACGAGACAATTCGGCGTCATCCATGACGGCGCGGGCTGGTTGACTAGAACGCCGCGTGGATTTGCCCGTGTAGCTGCAAAGAGTTTGGCGGCCTGGAGACTGTAGTGGGCATCATAGAGACTTTTGCGCTGATCGTTTCATCGATCGCGACGACGACGTTTGCCGCCAACGCGCTTTATCTCGGCACACTGGCGCTCGCCTATGGCGGTATCGCCTACGGTGCGGCGGCGCTACAGGGAGCTTTCGCGCAAAAGCCGGCTGTGCCGAAGCCCGAGGATGGCTCTTATAATCTCAAGCAAAACGTGCCGCCGCTATCGATCGTTATGGGTCGGGTCAAGAAGGGTGGAGACTACAATTTCCTCGAGGAGGCGAATGGCACCGCCTACCACATCACCTGTCTCGCGGGGCACCGTATCAACGGCGTTCTAAGGCACTATCTGCATGATGAGCCGGTCACGCTTAGCGCCGGCAACAACGGGTGGGTCGTGGCTCCGGAGCACTTTGCCAAACCGTATCGCGGATCTGGCAATTGGGTTTTGATCCAGTGGCATGTGGGCCTTGACGCTGAGGCTGCTTATTCGGACGTCGTGTCGGCATTCCCAGGTGTGTGGACGAACGATCATCGCGGCGACGGCCTTGCGACCATTCGCATGTCCTGCGCTACAGTCGTTCAAGAGGACTATCTTGAGGTCTATCCAAATCAGATGCCGGAGCACTCCTGCGTTCTGGAGGGCGCGCTGCTATATGACCCTCGGCTGGACTCCACTGTTCCCGGCGGCTCTGGCGGGCAGCGAGCCAGTAATCACAACAGCTGGTCATTCTCGACCAATCTCGCCTTGATGCGTCTGCGTCATCTGTGCAGTCCTTGGGGCGGCAAGATGAGCTATGACCGCATGTACATGCCGGACTGGATCAAAGCTGCGAACGTCTGCGACCAGATCGTGGTCAATCGCATTGGTGGTGTCGAACTTCGCTATCACGGTGGGTTCTGGTTCCGCACAAACAATGATCAGATCGAAGTCGGTCGCTATCTCGATGAGGCAGGGGAGTTGGTCGTCTATGAGCGTGCTGATGGAAAGATCGGCGTTCACGCTGGCCAGTTCGTGGAACCTGATGTCACGCTCGATCCGGACCACATCTTCGCAATTCGGGTCGACAAGAACAAGCGGCTCTCGTCTACGGTGCTGGCGGTACGTGGCCGTTTCGTCAACACCGATAATCACTTTGTGACAGAAGACGCCGCCATCTATGGCGACCCTTACGGCGAGTTCGATGAAACCGAGCGGACGAAGACCTTCGATAACCCGGTTATCCAGTCGCACAACCATTGCCAGCGCAAACAGAAACTGACCTATATCCGGGCAAATGCCCGCAAGGTCTCCATTACCGCAAACTATAGCGATGCTAAGAACTGCGCCTATCGTCGGTTCATTCGCGTGCATTATCCCAGTCGGGGCCTGGTGAACGCGATTATCGAAATCACATCTACTGTGACACTCGATCTCCGCAATATGCGAGTGTCGTTCTCGGGCATCGTGGTGTCTTCCGACCTATTCGCCTTCAACGCTGCGACCGAGGAAGGATCGCCGGGAAACACCGTTACGCCGGTAACTCCCGGTGGCGTGCCTGAGCCTGCGGGCTTCGTCGCCTCTGTGCAAACGGAGGTGGTTTCCGGTGGTGCATCTGCGGCGCTCATTGTTGGCGAATGGACGTTTCAGGCGCTCATTCTCAACTACGAGATGGAGTTTGATCCGGTCGATGGATCCGCTGCAGCGCAGTCGGTCTATTCCAAGGCGGGTGATACGGAAGTCAGAACGCCGTACCTAGTCGACGGAAAGCAATATCGGACGCGCCTGCGCACGTGGGGCGGTGGCACGAAGTCGGAATGGACGGATTATCAGCTGCTGACGGCGGTTGCTGACCCAACGCCACCCGGTCCTGTTACCGACGTGACTGTCACGGAAGGCACGGGGCAGGCGCTGTTCCAGTGGACGGCCCCGAACAGCAGTAATTACTTTGCTTGCCGTATGTACATCAACACGGTGAATAGCTTTGTGGGCGCGTCTCTCGTGGCGACGGAGTATGGTCCGCCGAGCGCCACCGACCAGCGAACAATCATCGGCCTCGATGACGGCGACTATTACGCTTGGCTCGTCGCCATCAATCCATCAGGGCGGCCGGCAAGCCCGGTCCCTACTAGAATTTTCACCGTCTCCTGACGGCCTTAGCAAACAGATCAGTTCTTGGCGCCTGCGGTTGTAGGCCGCTTTCGCATGGAGATTTTCATGGCATTTATGATGAGGGCCGCCGAAGTCTGGCGCGATTTCGTTACCGGAGGAATTCCAAGCTCCGGCAAATGGAATCCGAAGAAATCTGATATTCGTGCGTGGGGTGCATGGATTGAAGAAATTATCTCATCGTTTCTCTCGACCGGCGGCAAAATCTACCAGACGCTCGCACTGCTGAATGCCGATCTGGCGCCTGCTGCCAACTCCACTGCTTGGGTCATGGAGGATGCGACCGTTGCTAACAACGGCATCTACCGCAAGGTCGGCGCGTCAGGTTCGGGTTATTGGGTTCGGGCGGGCGATCTTCCCTACAGCTTCATATTCGCTTCCAACACCGGGGCTGGGGCGCCGAATGCTATTCTGGCAACCACGAGCATCCCGGTTAGCCCCTCCGCGCTCGTTTTGCTTCAGATCGCAGAGGATTATACTGGCGTATCCGCGACTGTCAGCTTCAACGGTGGCGCGCCATTGGCCATCAAGTCAAACGCAGGTCAAGATGTCACCCATCTGGAGGCGGGGTCCGTTCTCTACGGTGTTATTTCGGGCAGCACGTTCCGGCTGTCCAATGATGAAACGATTGCAAGTCTCATTTTTGATGCACGGGACGAAGCGCAAGATGCGAGGGACGAGGCCGTACCTGCGGCGCAAACCGCTACGGTGAAGGCATCTGAGGCTCTGGCGAGCGCAACTGTCGCGGCTGGCTATGCCGCAGCAGCTGGTGTTTCGCGCGTGTTTTCCACCAAGGCAGATGCGGATGCGGCCCTCTCCTCTGTTGCTGCCAACGCATTTGTCAAAGTGTTAGTGGACGAAAGCCAGGCAGACGTCGAGACCATCTATCAAAAAGTCAGTGGGTCTTATGTCCTGAAGGCGAAGGCCGGCCAGAAGGAAGTCCGCCTCGAAAACTTCGGCGCCATGCTCGATGGTAGCACCGACGACAGCGCAGCTGTTCTTTCGGCAATCTCGTGGGTTTCTGCGAACGGTGGCCGCATCATCGGCACGGGCGGCAAGACCTGCTATTGCGCATCATTGATTGACCTGACGGGCATTGATTTTTTCTCAGAGCGAGACTTCAAATTTCGCGGCAACATTGATCTCTCGAAGGAGAATAGCACTCTCCTCGCTGACCTGAACGTTGATATCGACTCCGCAGGCGTCAAATACCCTTACAAAATGCCACGAGGGTTCAGGAAGCCCTTCGCCGAAAAGGGACTTTGGCTAGGGGCTAGCGACCTCATCCGCGACCGGTACGCGCGGATCGATCCAGGCAGTCTTAACAAGGTAAAGGTGGCGCATCCCGGAGGCGACACGTTCTCTACGGATGTTCTCCCGATCGCAGCCGATCAAACTATTTCCTGGAACCTTACGGCAGGCGGTGAGTGGCACTGTGGGCTGCGGCCTGCCATTGGTGGGCGTGAATTGTCTGCCGTGTTCTCTGCTGGAGACTATGCTCGGGCAGCCTTCTTTGTCTGGTCAGGCGGGTGGATAGCCATAGCGGCAGGACAGTCTTCGATTGGTGCGACCGTCTACAAGAAAGATATTGGTGTGGCGATCACGTCGTCAAACATCAACTGGCGCGGCACGGCTAATCATCCGCAGTGGCTTGCTGTAAACAGTGAATGGACTGTTCGTCTCTATGACGAACGGACAGCGGCACTCGTGATGAACGGGACAGAGGTCTATCGCTTCAATCTTCCGGCGGGAGCCATCATTACAGAATATGGTTTCGGTGTTCTTGCTTCAGGTCCTGCCATCAACGCGGGTATCTCGCGTTGGACGGAAAGACGTGCGTCTGTATTTGGAGGCCAGAACCAGACCTCCATTTCCGTCTTCGGTGACAGCAAATCGTCTCCGTTCTATGGGGTTTGGCTGGACGCATGCCGTGAGGCGCTTGACGCGACATACGGCATTCGCTGTGCCAACATTGTAAATAATGCGGTTGCGGGGGAAAACAGTCTTTCTGTACTCCAGCGGATGCAATCCGTTGGTCTCGGAATAGCCAACTATGTCGTTATCTACTGTGGAACGAATGACATTCAGGGCGGCTCACCGCTATCGGCTTCGCTCCAGAATTTGAGCGATATGCTTGATATTGTCGTCAACGCGGGGCGGGTGCCGGTTGTTGTCATCCCGTCGCTGTGGCTTAACGCGAATCAGACGCCAGACGGGTTTGCTACAGCGAACGCGGAAAATGGTGCCGAGCTTCGTGCGGCGTATCGGACGATGGGTGCGTCACGCGGCGCGCTGATTGTGGACGTACAGCAGATCACCGGGCAAATCTTGTCCGACTTTATTACGTCGCCTGATCTGTCGGATGCGCGCGTTCGTGACCGTATCCATGATACGGCTTTTGTGTACCGCCTGGTAGGTCAGATGATCGCTCGGGTCATTGCTGGTGACATCGCGAAACAGGCAAGCCCGCGCATTAGCGCAATCCCTATGCCTGTGAGATACTTTGCAAATGGATGGTACTCGACGCTGCGCGACCCATACGTGACGGTGGATCAGGATAGATTTGTGCAAATGGAAGGGATTCTGGAGGCTGGCACTAAAACCGATGGGACCACGATCATTGCTCTCCCAGTAAACGTTCGACCAGGGAGATCTAGGAGCTTCGTGGCGTTTAGCATCAGATCATCGGATGGACGGCGTTCTGGCATTCTTTTGGAGATCACGTCGGGTGGCGACCTGAAAATCTACGGAATGCCGTCAGACGACAACTACGTTTATCTCGACCCCGTTCGGTTTGAGGCAGCGTAACGTGATTAACGTAACCCTCCGCCTATAACCTACAATTAGGAGAAGCCTCATGACGGCTGTAACTGCTGCGCAGGTGCGCGCGGCTGCGAAATCGCGCGTGAATGACAGTAATCTCAAATCGGTTATGGCGGCGTTGAGCAAGTACGGCGCCGAGTTCGGCCTTGCTCTGCCGCATCGTGCCGTCTCATTCTTAGCGCAGCTGATGCACGAAAGCGGCTCCTTCCGCTACGATCGCGAAATCTGGGGACCGACGCCCGCGCAGGAGCGGTACGACACCCGTACCGATCTCGGTAACACCCCTGAAAAGGATGGCGACGGCTTTAAGAACCGAGGGCGCGGTCCCATCCAGGTGACCGGCGGATACAACATCCGCGCCTTTTTTGAATGGTGCAAGCGCAAGGATCTCAACCCGCCCAACTTCGTCGCCAATCCGGATCTGATCAATACTGATCCCTGGGAGGGTCTATCTGCGATCTGGTATTGGGATGAGGGCAACCCAGATCGGAAAAGCCTGAACCGCTACGCTGACCGCAACGACGCTGAGATGATCACGCGCCGCATCAACGGTGGCTTGAACGGTTATGCTGAACGGCTGGAATACTACACCCGCCTCGGTCTTGCGGTGCTTGGCTTCGACGTCAAAGATCTGCGCGGCTTCCAAGGCGCCGCAAAACGGGCAGGGTACTACAAGGGAAATCTGGATGGGCTGGATGGTCAGCAGACGCGAGCTGCGATCCACTTGATGCTTGTCGATCTCGCGCCGAAAGCGCAGGTCGCGCAAGTCCAGATCAAAGCTGCCCCAGTGACGGAAGAAAAGCCGGTCGCTGTTACGCCTCCCAGCCTCGATGCGCCCTGGTGGAAGTCGAAGGAAGTAATCGTGCCTGTCGTGACGGGCAGTGGCCTTTCTTCTGGTCTGGCGGCCGTCGGCTCGATGCCTTGGCAAAACCTTGCTCTGGTTCTTCTGGCGTTTGCCGCCGCCGCCGCCTTACTCCTCTGGCGCAAAAAGGCTGACGTGAAAGCCGTGTCCGACCAGGTTAAGGGGATCGCGTGATGTGGAAGCTCATTCCTGCTTGGCTCAAGCTTGGGGTGGTGGCAGTTTTGGGCGCCGCGCTCCTCTCTGTCACATCCTTCCATATCGGCAAGCGCGAGGGCAGGTCTGCAACGCAGATGGAGGCGGCAAAAGAAGCTGTAAAACGCATTAAAAATCTGGAGAAGAACAATGCCTCTTTCCGCAATATGTCGGATCGCCATCGTTGCCTTGTGTTCATGCGCGATAGCGGCTTGCCAGACAGCGCCTGCGACTAACGGGGCTGGATACACCTTCGTCAAGTTTTCAGATCCGCAGGCGGCACGGCTCTCGTCTCAGGATGCGACGGCAGGACCGGCAATCAACTCAAATAATAGGCAGTGCAGCGCTGATGCTGCGTGTCGCAAGTGACGGCATTAAAGGGTAACGGCGGGTTCAACGGATGGCGGAGGATACGAATGTGATAAGTCGCGCTCCAAAACTGGAATGGAACCTCAATACGATCATCCAATTGTTCACGCTTGGGGGCATGGTTGTCGGTGGTATTGTGATCTGGGTCGATAAGAGCCGCGATATTGATGAGCTTCAGGGTTGGCGCGCCAATCACGAACAGCTTCACAAGGAGCGACTGGTAGAGGTGAAGTCGATCGAGGCGCGCGCTGATGAAAGATTCAAGAACTTAGAGGCGGATGTTCGTCGTCTCTCTGGTAAAGTCGACAATCTCGACTACAGAATGACAAGTAGCGAGCAGGCTGTCAGCGGGATGGCTACCACGGTCAAGGACATTCAGGCGCAGCTATCGCAACAATCCGGAGACCTGAGGGAGATCAAGGTGATTTTACAGCGGATGGAAAAAGGGCAAAGACCATAGTTACGGAGCGACGTTGTAACAGCGAGCGTCACCTACTTATCCCTATCCATCAACTCGAACCCGTAGTAGTCTCTGAGTTGTGGGTTTGTAGCTCGAAATTTAGCTTCTGCCACGAACCAGTTCCGGCCATCGACGACTACCTGCCTTCCCATCATAAAAGCGCATTCCAAATATTCGTTAATCCCGTTTACGGATTGGATTAAAACCAGGCTCGATCGATCCAATTACGCCTCCCAGATATTACTCTCTCATTTCGTTGCACGTGCTGACGTCACGTCCGTTTCCGTCAACTCCAACTCTTGAAGGTCGTTCAGGAAACCCGTTAGATGGACCACATCTCCCTCGCCGCGTTCTTTTGCAAATTGTAGGAAAATTTTGCGGGCGCTTTCGACCGATCCCGCTAATGAAAGAGCTTTTGTAATGGCAAGGATAGCGTCTACGCGGTCTGGAGTCCTTTCGAGGTAGTCCATGGCGAACAAGTGGGCATGTTGAAAATCTCCATTTTGAATTTCCAGCCATGCGCGAGTATGTGAGTAATAACGTCCATTTCCAAGAGATGAACGTAAGTCAGCTAGCAAGGCTTGCCAGTCTCCGCCGCCGTTATCTTTTCTGGTAGCCTCAGCACGAATAAGCCAACTATGGATGTACCCCGGCGTCAGGTAGGTGAGTCGTCTAAAAAGTCGCATGTGTTCGTGGGCTATCCCAACTCTCAAGCTAGCTCGTCCAAACGCTAGAAGAAGTTGGCTGTCATTTTCTAAATCCAAGCTCTCATCTTGGGCTTCTTCAATGACTACGGTCCATCTTGATGCTCCCAAGGATTCTATCACGCGCCGGAATTTCGCGTAGCGTTCCCCCCAATCATATCCCAAGTCGCTCAGGACATTTTCGGAAATTGGATGCACTGTGATGTGGTTGATACCTTCCTTTGCTCGAAGGTCGAAAGCCACTGCTGATGCTTCGCTTTCGCTTATACTATCAATGCCTTTACAGACTTCCAAAAATAAGGCTGCGGTTAATTCGCCCCTAGGATGATTGTGAGTGTTAAAAAGCGGACGAGTTGAACCGGCATTTGAAAAGAAATCCGCAAAATCGAATTTGGAAGAAGCTTTTTGTTGAACAAGCTGCATTAGCTTAATATCGAGCCCTAGCAGTCGCTTCGGTTCCACATTCCTCCGGTACACTTTTTCAAACTCATGCGGAGCTATCGCGTAGTTCTGCAGAAAAGGGAATTTAATGACATCGTCAACAAGTTCTGTGTACTCTGTCGTCAGGTAGTCTTGCATCTGAGTTGTTTGGCTCGCCTGGTAGGCGCGCCCGCCATTCGACTTGGCAAACTTTACTAGCCCCGCTGCCTCGTCAGTAGTGATGAAGTTCGCGCCAATTCCCCGGTAACTGGGGACAAACCCGTAATCTTCACCAATGCAATAAGCTCTAGCGAGGCCAGAGGCATTAAAGATTGCGGCCAAGTGGTGTGCCTGACAGTTGCCGTCGAATATGATTAGGGGAGCCGATCGGAGCGTAGAGCGATACATCACTGTCCTAGCGTCAAAAGTTCTTTATAAAGTATGTCAATGACGTTCGGCAATTCAGCATCGACGTTCGATGTTTGATCGGTAGCCATCATTGGGAGGCGGGGTGTGCGGAAGCTTATTGGCCTTTTGAATTTCGTAGGGCAATAAAGTCCGTAGGTTTCTAGGGCTGCTTTGGCAGCTGCATATTCGACGGCGCCAGCTTTAACCGAGCCTGCAAATTCCGACGACGGCGAAAAGACATTCAATCGTCTATTTTTGTCGGAACCTGCATTCACGATCATAGTTAGGATTTTTTCTAGGCCTAGTACGTAATAGGACAGATATTTTTCAAAAAGATTGTGATCAAAGGTGGTAGTCGAATTAAATTCGATCTTTGGCGAAGCAAAATACCATAGGTGAGTAATTGATTGCGCAGTAAGCGCCACTTCATCCATCAGTGTATTTACATCCGTACGGACACTTTCGGCCTTGCCACCACCGCTTCGGATTTCCGCTACGACCGCCTCTGCATCTGCTTTCCCAGCGGAGTACCCCACATAAACGGATGCGCCCGCGGCTGAAGCGATCTTCGCTGCCGCCTCTCCAAGGCCTCTGCTGCCTCCGACGACTAGCACGGTGCTGTCTATTAGGAGGTCTTTTTTTACAAGCTTCTTGATGTCAATGTATCGAGCCTGCTGAACAGGCTTCGCACGGAGTAAGGCATGTACAACACCCGAGACTCCTTCGCCTGCCACCCGCAGTGAGCAAAGAGAACTTCTGGGCTCAAACCTCTCAACGTCAAACCTGATCGCCTTTGATCTCCCAGTGAAGATAAACGAGAGGAACTTGAAGATCGAGTGTTCGCCAGGGATTTCCATTCCCACGACGCGAGTGGACATCAAGAGGACGGCAGCTTGGTGAAGATCGAAAAATCTTCGAAGATTTGGAAACAAGCGTCCAAAAAGTGTGCCGTTTAAATGGGGTTCGTCGGTGCAGTGTGCGTTCTGCAAGGTTGCTGATGATAGCTCAGTTGGCTGCCGCCACGTATACTCGTGATCATCATGTAGCTCGACCGGACGAGCTTCGCCTACCCGAAGCTCACCGCTGAAGTTGCAGGCTACGACACCATTTTGCTTTTTAACCGCGCCGGCGATTCTTCCATCCTGCTCCGCGAAATCCACGAAGAATTCTTCGTTCTGGAAAATTGGCTCCACAAATGAAACCGTTATTTTTCCTAGAGCAAGCTCTGTTGATTTGCTTTGCGCTACCGTTTCTAGGGCGCAAAGCAATGTATGTATGCCATGCACTACCGTTCGGCCGAAAGGAAGTCGCCGAGCGGATAGCGGCTCTAAATGTTGTCGATTGAAGTCACCAGATAACCTGGCAAAATTCTCAGAATCGTTCGTTGTGATCAAACTTGTATGCATCAGCCAGCATCAATGAGATTTACGAGGTCGCCCACGCTTTTCACCTCGACGGATTTCCCTAGATCGATACTTTTGCCGGTCAGGTCCTCCAATAGGAAAATCAGTTGAACGTGTGATACTGAGTCCCAGCCATCGACGTCTGAAGCCGTCGTATTTTCGGTGATATCTCCGTCGAACGACGGAAACAGAATCGAGATTGCCTCTTTAACTTTGTCGATAGTTGTCATTTCTTCCTCGATGTAGGCGTGGAGAGCCACTCAGTTTGTGATGCGCTCTTCAATTGATGCGTATATTTCAGGCAGAGATCGTAGCAATTCGGGCACGGACACTTTGTTATCTTCCAGGGATAAAGTGGCCAGGAACTCCGCAAGCGGTGAATTTTTTTCGGTCTTTTGATAATCAAAGCGAATAGCTTGCGGGTCCCACACCCCGCAGATTGACTTTAGAGTCGCATGCTCGATCCGGCGTGCGAACGCGCGGCAGCTTAAAACCCACTGTTCGATTTCCAGCTCGTCGTTATCACGGCGGAACATGATGACGCCAATTTTACCCAACGCGCCAAACTTGTCCGAATAGCTGATCGATACCACCCCGCGCGAGTCATCCTCCAAGTATCTACTCCATTCGGAGTCCGACCAGCGACGACCATTTAGATTGAACTGATTTGTTTTATTGACGAGTTCTAATGCACGCGTATCGGAGGCATTGGCCTTCTCGAGCTTTATTGACGCCCCGATCCCACTCAAGAAATCATCAAGTGAGTTCTCTTGGGCCAGAACCGCAATTTCTGCTGATGCGCGTATCGATTGCAGTCTTAATACGTCTTCTTCGTTGGTTTTCTCTTTATGACAAAGGTCGCGCAACTCGTTCAGCAAGTTATAAACGGCATTCGCATCCGTGGTAGGAAAATGTCGAGTTTCCATTGTGGGGAACGCGCGGGAAACTTCTTCTAGCTCGTACCTGTTGTCATCGACGAAGACGACAGAGTCTGCGCCGACATTCCATCTGGCTAATATCTGCTCGACGGCTTTTGATTTTGGTTCCCAGTTTGCGATGACGGGGAATATGGAGTCACGAGAAATAAGGAGGTCGTCCCTCTCAAGCGCGGTTGTCACGACCGTATTATCATTTTTGCTTGCTACAGCGA